CTATCCAAGTTACTGCTGAGATGTTTTCCAATATGCGAGAAGAATTTGGCGAAGATTTCGCAAATGCTTTAGCTAGGGATTTATCGCAGATACCTTTGCAACAACAAGGTGGTATCGATCAAAGTCAGATTGATATTATTTTAGAGCAAAGAGTCGCTCAAATTGAGAATAATTTTGAAATGAAATTGGTAGCAAGAGAGCATCCTGATTGGGAATCAATTGCACAATCACAAGATTTCACCGGTTGGAAGAACCAATTACCTGCGGATATTCAAGACAGACTTGATACTACATGGGATTCTGGTTTTATTTCCGCTGCAATTAGCGCTTATAAACGTGACAAGGCTTTGTATCAAGAACAACAAAGTAAAAAAAATCAACGACTTGAAGCGGCAGTTATGCCAAAAAGCACAGGTGGGTTTGATGAAAATTACGAAGATGATTTTGAAGCAGGGTTTAATACAGACTAACTTACTTTTATTTAATAACGTCGAGATGACGTAAGGATGCTTTAAAATGGCTATTCAAGGTTATAACACTTCTCCCGCCAGAATTAACAAATTCAAAGGCGAGATTTTAAAACACGCTGTTGCGCTAGAAGTTTTAGCAAAACAAGGTCGTCAAATTTCTTTGCCTAAAAACCAAAGTGAAACTTATGTGGCACGTCGTTATGTTCCTTATAACGCGACTGCTGGTAATCCAAATATTTTCTTCCAAAACGTGTCTGGTGATCGTGGCGCGGCAATGGCTAACGCACACTTAACGCAAGAAGGTGTTACACCACAAGCGGATACTATCGTAGCGCAAGACATTACTGCGGTAATCAATCAATACTCATGCTTATACAGCTTCACTGATAAAGTGGCTGATTTGTACGAAGATGATATTCCCAAAGCAATGGTGGAACAAGTTGGTGAGCGTGTTGCGCTTGTTAACGAAATGATTTTATTCGGTGCTTTAAAAGCGTGTACCAACGTGTTCTACTCTGGTGCAAGTTCAACTTCTATTGCAACGACTGCTGCGCCTTTGTCTTTGTCTTTAATTCGTAAAATCACTAAAGCGATGCAAGCTAACCATGCTCGCCCTGTGACCAATACATTAAAAGCATCACCAAACATTGCTACTCAGCCTGTTGAAAGCGGTTATGTGGTTATTTGTCATACTGATTTAGAACCCGATATTCGTGATATTGCTGGCTTTATTCCAACATCACAGTATGCAAGTGGTTCTCCAATGCCAAATGAAATTGGTCGTGTTGAGCGTTTCCGTTTTATTACTTCACCAGATTTACCTGCTCAATTTAGCGCTGGGGTAACATTGGCGAATTCACAAAACGCATCATACGCAACAGTTTCTGGTTTTTGCCAATCTACATTAGGTACAAACATTGACGTGTATCCTTTCTTCGTATTTGCTCAAGATGCGTTCTCACAAATTGCATTGCGTGGTAAAGAATCAATGTCACCTACTTTCATTCCAGCGGGTGAAAAAACCAAATCTGATCCACACGGTCAACGTGGTTATGCCGGTTCAATCTGGTGGAAAGGTGTGATGATTGAAAACAACCAATGGATGGCTCTTGGCTACGCTGCTGTAAAAGCACTTTAATTAATTTAGCGCCAAGTTAATTCTTGGCGCATTCTCAGAGGATTTTGAAATGGCTGAAAATACAAGTTATACCCTTCTTACTAAAACAAATGATGAGGATTCGCAATTAGATGTATTCATCCGATTAGCTATCCCTTCAACACCTGCTATTACTGCGGCTGATTATATTGAGTTAGATATTGGCTCTAAACCACGTTATGTCTGTGTTGAAAACTTTACTGACCTTTCTAAATTTGAATGGTATGAAGGTTTAACAACGACTGTTGCCGCTACTGCACTTGTTGCAGGTGGTGTTTATACTATCTTGACAGTAGGTTCTACTGATTATGTTGCAGTTGGCGCACCATCTAACACTGTTGGCGTGACATTTACAGCAACAGGCGTTGGCACAGGTTCTGGAACTACTGTAACTAATGACAACGTATGTATCAAAACTGTTTCTGCGGGTACTCGTACCTTAGTTATTGCCAATTCAATTTTAGTTCGCGATAGAGTGGTTCAAATCTCACAAAACGCTACAACTGGAATTATTGCAGTAAGTAAAGATTTAGCAATTCGCGCTTCAGCTTAATGCTTTATCGGCAGTGTGTCTTTTAGGCACACTGCTATTTTTTAATATATTGGAGTTTATAACATGGCAATTCAAAAAGAATTACATACAGAAGAAGTGCGCGGTAGAGCAAAACCTACCATTAATTTGGAAGATAGTCTTGTTGATATTCGTGACAATGAAGAAATCATTATTGAAACTAATCCAATGGATATGGCTTATATTGATGAACTTGCATTCATGGAAGAAAAAATCACTATTCGTTTAGAACCTTCAGCAGATAGATACGCACCTAAATTTGTAGATGTAGCTGTTAATGGTCGAGTTGAATGGCTTGAAGTGGGTAAACCTATTAAGGTTGCTCGTAAATATATCGAAGTTTTAGCAAGAGCAAAATCAGATACTTTCATTACTATTGCGCCTAATACTAATGATGAAAATCCTGTGAATTTGATTTCTCGCAACACATCACAAAAATATCCATTCAGTGTGATTAAAGACCCTAATCCCCGTGGATACCAATGGTTGACGACTGTATTGTCACAATAATTTATTAACCGTACTGGAATTAAACCATGACATTTCTTGAACTCGCTAATCGCCTTTTATCTGAAGCAGATATTTCTGGCGCAGGATTAATCACAACGGCAAATCAACAGGGTGAGTACAAACAAGCTGTTGATTACATCAATACTGCGTATGCAGATATTCAACTACAACACGCCAATTGGGATTTCCTACGGGGAGATATGTCATTTAATACCATTATCGGTGTAAATAATTATTCTGAAACGGGTATCAGTTTGCTAGATTTAAGCGAATGGTCGCCCGAAACTATGCGCATCTATTTAACAGCGAATGGGATTGTCAGTGAACAATATCTAATTCCTGTTGAATGGGATGAGTTTAGAGATTTATTTATGTTTGGGAATGCGCGTATTCAAACCGGATTCCCAACACATTTTACTATAAAACCTGCGGATAATTCGCTTACGTTTTATCCTATACCAGACAATGTTTACACGGTAGAAGGTGAGTATTATAAAAACCCTTTCACCTTAGTAAACGATACCGATACACCAATTTTCCAATCGCGCTTTCACATGATTATTGTTTGGCGAGCATTGATGTATTTTGCAACACAGCTTAATGCCCAAGAGCTTTACGCTATCGGTAACATTGAATATCGTAAATTACTCTTTAAACTTGAACAGTTTAACTGCCCTGTACCTACTGCTTCGGAAGAACTCGCATGAGAATGAACGCGCTACCTAATGTAAAAACCCAAACGCAATACTCACGTTTTGCCGGTGGTCTTGATTTGGTATCGCCACCTCTCACTATTGATGCGGGTAAATGTATTTCAATTAATAACTATGAGTGCAATGCACTGGGTGGTTATCGTCGCATTGATGGGTATGAGCGTTTTGACGGCAGACCTTCTCCTAGCGCTCAGAGTTACTACTACTGCCCTTGCACGTTCTCAGCGGCAGTCACAGTAGGTCAAACAATTACAGGCGCTACAAGCGCGGCTACAGGCAAAGTATTACAGGTTGAATCCACTTATCTCATTATCGATAGAGTGACGGGAACATTTGTTCTTGAGAACTTTACGGTAGGCGGAACGGTAAAAGGCGCTTTAACTATCCTGCCTTCCAAAGACGGACATCCTACAGGTATTGGTCATGCCACTGCTCTTGGCTTAGTAGCTGATGATTATCGTGCCGATATTACTGCTGTAGCGGGCAGTGGGGTGCTTCGCGGTGTCTGTATGTACAAAGGCATTGGTTATGCGTTTCGTGATAACGCGGCAGGAACGGCAGTCGATATTTGGAAGTCTACTTCTACCGGATGGCAACAAATTACACTGTTCAAATCACTGCCTTTTAAAAGCTGTACGGTAGATGTGCTTGATGGTGTGGTTATTAATCAAAAGAACTCTGGCGCAACAGCGACTGTTAAACGACAAGTAATTGAAACTTCTCAAAATTTAGATGATTTAGATGCGAGTAGTGATTCTACAATTACAATGGCATTGGGTTCTCATACCTTTACTACGCAAACTGGTAAAGCCTATGTTGCAGGTCAAGCAATTCTAATTACGGCATCTGCTTCACCAACTAATTACATGAATGGTACTGTCACTTCTTATAGTGCAAATCAAATTGTTATCAATATCACAAATAAAACTGGCTCTGGTACATATAGTCAATGGGCGCTCCATTCTGATCCAATTAATTTGAGAAGTGACAATGGGCGGTTTATTGTCACAAGTGTCACCGGCACATGGACAAGTAATGTAGCGGATACGATACGAGTGGGTATTATTGATATCGCTGTTGTTGATAATCCCAGTGGAAATCCTGTTACTCAAATTAGCATTCTACAAGGTGGTAATTATCAGTTTGTTCAACATAACTTTTCAGCCGCGTCCGATGGTAAAAAATTATATGGTGCAGATTCATTAAATCGTGCTTTTGAGTTTGACGGTGACGTGTATATTCCCATTAGAACTCAAATAACCATTGATGCACCGACCACTATTGCAGCGGTTAATGGTCAACTTGCCTTATCTTATTTTGGTACAGTAATATTTTCAGCGGTAGGTAATCCCCATGACTTTAGAACAACTAGTTTAGGTTTTCAAGATGTTCAAGAATTTGGCGATACTATTACTGGTATGAGTCCGATTGTTGGCGGGGTTCTTGCTGTTGCGTGTCGAGATAGTTTTTGGCAAGTATCCGTTGATTCGCAAACTAGTCTTTACAAAGCGGAACTAATCTCTCCAGATATTGGTGCTATTCATTATGGGTTAATGAATCTTGGCGCACTTTATTCATTTGATGATAAAGGGATTATCCGCATTGTTCCTTCTTATGTATTCGGTGGCTTTGAACACGATACCATTAGCCGAGCCATTCAACCCGTTATTGATCGTTTCCGAGAAAAGATTGTCGCTACTGCCGTTTATAAAAGCAAAAACCAAGTTAGGTTTTATGCAAATGACGGTACGGGTATTATTATGACAATGACTTCGGGCGTAACGCAAACAGGCGCTGCGACCACTGGTCATGACTTTTCTCAATTCACCTATCCCATCAATATTAGTTACGCATGGAGTGGTGAGGATGCAAGTGGGCGAGATATCGTTTTACTTGGCGATGAAGATGGTTATGTTTATGTTGCTAATACCGGATCATCTTTTGATGGTGAACCTATTCAAGCCTATATCAGAACAGCATTTAATAATGTAAAATCACCCTCAGCAATCAAGCGATTTAGAAAAATTGAAGTTGAGCTTTCAACCGTAGGTTATTCGTATATTCGCTTTAATCCAGATTTCTCTTATGCTGATCCATCTATTGCCACTCATCTTCTTAAATATGAAGAACTGCAAGGCGCAGGGGGTTATTGGGATGAAGCGATATGGAATGAATTTTACTATGATGGAAAGATAGTTTCTCAACCAGAAATCCGCATACAAGGAAGTGGAACAAACATTGGTCTAGTCGTTTTCTCTAATTCGGCTATTGATTTAGGACATAATTTATCGGGCATTGTACTTCATTACACGCCTAGAAAACTAAATAGATAATAGGAAAAAGAAAATGGCAAAATTATATTTGCAGGCAGGTGATGATTTAGTAGGCGCATTTAAAACTGCCGTAGCTAATCCAAATACAGAGATTGTTGGTGCTAATGGTAAGCCAATTAGCCTTCAAAGATTAGGTAGCTTGGCGTTTAACCCAAATCAAACACAAGAAGGAATCGCCAATTCAGTAGCGCAACAGGCATTAGTTACTCAAGAAGTTCTAAGCGGTCAAAATCCAATTCAAAAAGGAAACTCTTTTTTAGAAAGGGACGCAACTAATCTGGGTTATCAAGGTGACTTGACAGATACAGCAGCTATGCAGAGTTTTATAACCGCTGCTAATCAAGCTAATGCTAATGTAACTAAACCGTCTACTGATACGCTTGCTAATTTAGGTGGAACAGGAACAGTTGCAGATGCTAATAAAATTAATACGCAAGGTAACACAGCTACGCCAGAGAAGGTTGTAACTCCTCCGGTAACTCCTCCGGTAACTCCTCCGGTAACTCCTCCGGTAACTCCTCCGGTAACTCCTCCGGTAACT